AGAGTAATACAGCCTAATAATTCATTAAGTGAATATGTTATCAATAAAAAGCTTATTGATGATAAAACAGATGAAATTAAAACATTTAATGATATTACAGTTGGAAAATATGATGTAATTTATCTAGCAGGTAGTACGCTACCTTCTAATAGATATGCAGAGCTTGAATTCTACATGGATGCTTACCAGAAAGGTTTAGTAGATAGAGTTGAAGTTCTCAAGAAAACAGAAGTATTTGACATGGAAGGTGTATTACAGCGAACTGACCAAATTGGTCAATTGCAAGCTCAAATACAGCAAGCTACAGAAGAAATTAAGAAATTGAAAGGTGACCTACAAACAAGAGATAGGGAATCAGTCAATCTTAGAAAACGAGTTGAAGTCGAGAAGTTTAAGAACGAGCTTGACCAGGTTAGCAATAAAGCAAAGGCTGCAGGTTCAATCTATGAAAAACGTCTTGATGATAACTTAGCCGTAATCAAGCGAGATGTCGCTGATTCAATTAAAAAAGAGACTTCTACCTCTTCAAGCGGCAAGAAGAGCAAGTCGAAAGCGAGTAAAAAGAAATGACAGATAATATAGATACCCCTATGGAAAGTGCCAATCCTAACGATTCCAATCAGGCATTTGAAGGACCGTGGCCAACCGAGGGCTCTAATAATACGTCAGTTGAGGATGCGTTTTTTGGCAGCCAGGAAACAACAGAAACACAGGAACAGGCTCCAGCAGTAGCTGAGACCCCTGAACCTGCACCTATACAGGAACAAGCACAAGAGTATTCTGCTAAGAATGATGAAAAGCGATTTGAGTATTGGCAAAGCCAAGCAGCTCAACGAGATAATCAAATAGCAGAAATTCAGCGTCAAAATGAGCAATTACAGTCTCAAATGAGCGCAATGCAAAATGTTCCTACTCAGGAAGCAGAACCTGTAGAAGAGTTCCCTGCACCTCCAGAGAAGCCCAAAAAACCTAGAACATTTAATAGGGAAGAAGCGTATGCTGACCCTAATAGCGAAAGTGCTAGGTATTTAGATGAATATGAGGAATGGCGTGATGGTATGACTGAATACAATACTTTAAAACAAGAGTATACTGTAAATCAGATGCAATCAAAGCTAGATGCTCAAGAGCAAGCAAGACAAGAAGAAATTCAAAGACAAGAAGCTTATTATGCACAGCAGCAACAAATGGCTGACGTTAATAATCATCTTCAAGGTCATTATGGATTTAACGACTCTGATGCTCAAGAGTTTATTCAGCAGATGTCAGACCCAAATTCATTATCTTTAGATAATCTTGTTCAGTTATACAGACTGCAGAAAGGCCAAGGTCAACCACAGCCTAATGCTGGACCAAGTCCTGAGTTCCAACAAACACAAAGAGCTCAGCAGATACCATCTCCGATGGGTGTCCAAACAGGTCAAGGTGGCGGGAATGATGCAAGAAGTGACTCTGATAAGATTATGGATAGTATGATATCGGATTTTAATAAAAAGAATCCGTGGTAACCAACTCTACTCGAAGGTCCCACGACAGCTGAGAGAGAGTTAATTAAGAGGTATTAAAAGATGGCAAATGTCTATTCTAACGGAACGGGACAAGGCGCTAACTTTACAGGTGAAAGCCTGAATAATACTCGTAGAAAGTTTGATTTTGGTGATAGGGTTGCCGAACTTGCTCCTCAGCAAAGTCCTTTCTTCGTATATTTAAATAAAGTGGCGAAAAAGCCCACTAATGACCCCGTGTTCAAGTTTCTTGAGCAAAGACATCAGTGGCAAAGACGTAATTTTAAAGTTGTAGAGGCGTTTAACCCAGGAGCTGAAGCTGTAGGAACAGCTTTAGCAGATGGCGAAGATTTGCATATTGGTCAATATTATGATGATTACGGTAAAATATCATCAACAAGCCAATGCGTTAAATCAATCGTTCCTGGTTGCGTGATAGCTGTAGCTAATGACGATGGAACAGTAAGACGTTTTAAAGTGTCTGAAACTGCTACAGTAGAAACTGCTGAAAATACAGCTGCTAGTGATGGAGCATATATCATGCATGATACTAAATTTGGCAATGTTGCTGGGGTTGGTGCTACCGAAATTACGGGTGAAGCATTAATTCCTCTTGGTGAAGCTGTCGATGCTGCTGAAGCATGGGCTATAGGAAATCAAGGCCATATTATTGGAAGTGCATGGGCTGAAGGAACTGATTCTCCTCTTGGATGGGAAGACAAGTTATTTGACAGAGAAGGATTTTGCCAAATATTTAAAACTGGCATGAATATCTTTTCTGGAACATCTCTTGCTACTGAATACAGAGGCATAAAGAATGAGTTCCAAAGAATCTGGACAGACAAGCTTATGGAGCATAAAATGGATATTGAGCAAGCTATGTTATTTGGCTATGGCTCAGTAGACGTTGATGGAACGATTGCAGGGACAGTAAATACAGGTTCTCCATTAAGAACTTCTTGGGGTATTATTCCTTATACAGAAGCTTACGGAAAAGTGTATAGCATGTCTTATGCTTCTTCTGGTTATGACGCTTTCTTAGATGCAATGGAAGATTTCTTTGCACCTGAAGGCGGAAATTCTGGAAATAAACTAGTTCTTTGTTCAAGAAAAGTTATTACTTATCTTAATAAAATGGGTAACGGCTCTTTCTTAAATAACTCTGTAGGTTCTTCTCAATATCGTTTAGATGTGCAAAACATTAAGGGCTCATTTGGTCATCAAGTAACAATGGTAAATACCATTTTTGGTAATTTACACTTTATTGCTGACCCTCTATTAAGAGGACCTTATGAAAACTATTGTGTTGCTGTAGATATGAAGAATGTAGCATATAGACCACTAGTGGGTAACGGTATTAGTCGAGATACCTTCATTGAAACTAACGTACAAGACAACGGAGTTGATGGCAGACAAGATATGGTCATTACTGAAGCTGGTCTTGAAATTAGTCTCCCTGAAACTCACGCAGTTCTTAAGTTTTCTTAAGTAGGAGGTAGATTATGGCTTGGACAGAAGATAGTGTAGGTGGTGTCAAGAGAATGTATAATCTTGACTTAGGAACTACTTTAGATGCAAATGGAACAGCATTAACAAATGCTACTGCTGCTCTTTCAGATGCAATTAAAGTAGGAACTCATGTAGCACTAGGGACTATAAGTGTAACTACAGAAATTGACGACGCTTCTAGTGGAGCAATTGTTGTAGATTTATATGCTTGTAATACTGAAGACGGAACATATGTTAAGGTTGCAGATGATGTAGCTACTGCATATGGTAGTGGTGGCAATGCTAATGGATATACTGGAGGGACAGTTAATCTAGCATTATATCCATACCCCTTTTTTAAGATAGCTTTGCATTCAGCAGCTGATGAAAGTAGCAATCATTTTAGGGTGATTGTTTCTCAAGCTGATGGAGCTCAAGCTGATGTTTCAATTGGCGGTATTGGAGCTGACCCATCATAATGATGTAATCGTTAGGGGGTCTTTATGGCCCCCTAGCATAATTTTTTAAATGGAGAAAAAATGAGTGATTTAACAATAAAACATGCGGGTAGCACTGTTACTCAGACTAGACAAGAAGTGCTATCCAACAATAAAAAATTAAGTCAAATGAACATTGATAGCTTTGATATTACTGCTACTTTGACTTCACATGGAACTTCTGGCGATGTAATGTTCGTGACAACTAAGATTGAAAATGCAGTAGCAACAAAAGGTGGTAGTGCAATACTGCAATCTCTTAGCGCAGTATTAACAACTAATTCTACAGATGCATCTGGAACTGGTTCTAGCGCTACAGGCCCTTTTAAACTAGTATTTACATCTAATAGTCAAGTTTTAGGTACTGTAAGTGACTCTTTGGGAAATAGAGTAGTAGATGGTGGGGGCACTGGCGGTATCGATAATTGGTCTAGAGCAGTTTTAGATGATACTTTAGCAATAGTAAGTGTATCAAATATTGTAGATATGGGAGAGCTTGCAGTAGCATCTAAAACTAATATAGGGGCAGTATTAACAGCAGCTTCTGATAGTAGAGATATATATGTTTGGGGAATAACTGATTCAACAAATGACTATAATGGGGCTACTATAAGTCTTAAATTTGGGATAGTACAAGATTAATGTTTCCAACACGTAGAATAGCAACAATGGGTGGCGATAAATTCAGAGATGAGTATTCTGTAGCGTTTGATGGTACTAATGATTATATAGACTTAGATGCAACATTTAATTATAATGTTCATTCTATATCTATTTGGCTTAAAGAAACAGCAACATCAGGTCAATCAACTATATTTGACCATAGAGATGGAAATAATGATGGTATAAACCTTTATTTAACAAGTGGTCAACCAATTTACGCAGTTAATAATGTAGATGCTCATTATACATCTGCTATAGATTTAAATAAATGGTCACATATTGTTTTAACAAATGATGGAAGTACAAGCACTATTTATGTAAATGGTGTTTCAGTTGAAACAGCAGACACGTCAGGTGAAACAATAAATATATCAAGTTCAGCAAATGCAAGATTTGGAAGAGATAATACAGGTAATTATTTTACTGGCAAAATATCAGAAGCTGCTATATACGACAAAGCATTATCAGCATCTGAAGTAAGGACACTATACAATAACAGAGAGCCTTATAACCATAAAGAAGGCATATGCTCATCTGATTTACAAGCGTGGTGGCGTATGGGTGATTCTGCAATTTATCCAGCTCCTGTTGTTCAAGATGAAGAAAATACAAATTTAGGTGCTAATAAAGTAACAGATGGAGGCTTCCCAAATGCAGATAACTGGACAGTAAACACAGGTTGGGCAGTAAGTAGTGGAGTAGCAACATGTTCATCTGGCTTTGCTTCATTAGAGCAAGATGTAAGTGCTGTAGCTGGTGAAATTTATAGAGTAGAATTTCATGTGTCTTCATGGACAGAAGGAGTTATTGTAATAGCTGTTGGCGGGCATATTCTAACAGAGACTAGTGTCACTAATGGTTATTATGTTAAATTTTTCCAAGCAACAGATACGACAAATTTAAAATTTTACTCCTTAGTTGGGGCTCAATTTAGAGGGAGCATTGATAATGTTTCTGTTAAAAAAATTAACGGCAATCCTGGATATTTGCATAATGGAGCCGAAATAGTAGGAGATTCACCTTGATAGATTACAGTAATAGAAAATGGGTAATTGTAAATATATCTGATGTAACGCAAGAAATGATAGATAATGCAATACAATCATCTATGGATGCACTAAGAAAAACATTAGATGGCACTAAAGCAATACTTAAATGGGATGGCGACACACCTACTTGCTTTGATGGTATGACAACTTATAATCATAGCGAAATATTAACAGAACTTGCTAAATCAACTTGGACAGAAAATGCATAGTTCAATAGACACAGTTAAAACGTCTTTCGTTGGAATGGGTGGCACTATGGTAGCTTGGTTAGAAGTCATTCCTCCATTTTTAAGTGCTTTAACAGCTATAGCTACTTTAATATATATGATATTAAAAATAAAAAACGAGGTTAAAAGATAGTATGCAAGAAAAGATAGAAAATCTAAAAACTGATTTATCAAAAATAACAGCTCAACTAGAACAATTAACTCAGTTAAGATTTAAAATTTTAGGAGCTATTGAAGTATTAGAATCAATAGAGAATGAATCTGATAAAGAGGAAGTAGAAGATGCCTCATAATAGTATATTTACACGAATAAAAGATTTAGTTGGAGATGAAGTGACTAATATTGTAGGTTACAAAGATTTAATTAATTCTGGTTTTAATCACGCAGCAGACTTAATACCTGTTAATTCAGAGTTATGGAGAACTACTAATTTTCCTTCTAGTGATACTAACTTACAAACTCCTGACGCTGGAACTTATAAGGTTATATTAGTTACTAGAACAGATTCTGATGGGATTGAAAGAGTTTGCAAAGAAGTTCCTTATGATTATTTAAAAAAAGGTGAAGATAAGACTAGTATTTATTATAATGAAAAAAACTATAAAAATCCAATATTTAGTTACAAGCCTAGAGGAGATATGGTTGTTAAGCCATTAGGTGGTACTGTTAAAATATTTAGATTTGAATACTTACAAAATGAAGATTTAACACTAGATTCAGTAACAAATGGATATAGTATGCGATTTCCAGATGCTGCAGTTCAATTTGGAATATTAAAGGCTTGTTCTTATCTTTTACAAGCAAAAATTAGTGAAGCAGTTCAAGAAGAAGAAGACAATGAATTGCTTGCTTTGCTACAAAATCAAATAGCATCAATAGATAAATTAACTCAAGAAGAGATGCAAAGATTAGGATTACCTTTTCAAGCAGTAGGAGATGGCAATGACATTGAATGAAATGATAGAATTAGTTAGGCAACATCATCCCAATATGGCTGATAATGAAATTAGATTACTATTAAACAGAGCATCTGATGATTTTTGCGCTAAAACAGAAATCATTAAACATAGTTTTAGTTTAGGAGCTAATGTTGACCCTGATTCTACAACTGCAAATAAAAGATATTATAGCTTGCCAAGTGAAATACTTACAATACGAGAAGTATATTTAAATGATGTTAGAATACCAAGAATAACAGGAAAACCTATAATAGATGATACTACTACGGAGGAAATGTAATGAGTATAAACACAAATCCAGCTAGATTTTATTTTGTAGACAATGATAGATTAGCTATTATAGAAAAAAAGGGTTCTACTACTGTAGACAATGCTACTACTAATTATCAAACTATATCAGAAGCAAAACCAATTAGAATTAATAGTATATGCAAAGCAGACCATTTTAATACTGGTGACAAAATAGTAGAATCAGATTTTGAAAATACATCTGCTGGACCACTAGGTCATATACCAACTCAATTTCACGAAGCATTAGTATATAAAGTTATAGCAATGGGGTATAAAACACCTCCTGCTATGGATATTAATATAGCTCAATATTTTGACATGGAATATGAAAAAGTAGTTAAGCAAGCAAAGAAATTTGCAAGAAGTAATTATATACAAACTGGTGTTATTGCACCTCAGGATTTTTAATGGCTTGGACTAGAGAAACAATTAAAGGGAATAATTCTGTTGAACCTGCAGATACTTACAAGCAAGGCTCTGGATTGCATACAGCTGATTCAAATCTAGTTGTAGATGACGGTGGTGGCAATTTTTCTGGTCCAAAATTAAGTGCGCCTGGAGCATTTAAATTTAATCAAATAACTGGAGTTTTTTTTAATGATGCAGGCTGGGATTCTATAACAGGTAAATTCAGCAAAGATAAAATATCAAGATGGTTCCGTGATGACGGAAGTACAACAACTTAGGAGTAATAATGGGCACATTAACAGATGCAGTAATATCGACTACATATAAAAAACTTTTATTTCAAAAAGGAGATAATAAATTATATTATACTGATGGCAGCGATGCTGATTCAGAAGTAACTACATTCGCATCTCCTATGAGCTTTTCAGGCTTAATTACTGCTGCATTAGGAATAAAGCTTTCTAATGGCACAATATTCGATTCTAATGGAAATGAATCTATCCAATTAACCGCTACAGGTAGTGCTGTAGGATATTTAGGAATAACTAATTCTGCTACTGGAAATGCAGTAACAATTACAACTGCTGGAGAAACTAATGTAGGTTTAACTCTTACTCCTGCAGGAAGTGGAATCGTAACTTCTACCCCTAAGTTTGTAGCATCAGCAGGAGTTCAGCTAGGCAATGATATTATATATAACTCTGAAGGCACAATAGCTCTACAATTAGATAATGATGAAGACCTTACTATTACTGGAGATTTAAAGGTATCTGGTGGAATAATAGATGGGCCAACAGATGCTGACCTTACCATAAAGTCTGAAGCAGATGTAATATTTCAAGCTGATTCTGACACGGGTGGTTCAAATAATTTTCTATTTAAATCAGGCGGAGGCTCAACTTACCTTACAATTAGCGAAACTGGGAATATTACTATGCATTCAGGCGCAGAGTTGCAAACAAGGAAAATAGCTTATACGGATGGAGACGATGCGCTTACAATAGGAGATGGAGGTACACTAACAACAGCTGGTTTATTAACACTAGGTGGTAATTTAGTAATACCAGATTCTGGCAATATAGGAAGTGCTAGCGACACAGATGCTATAACTATATCATCAGCTGGCGTAGTTACAGTATCTCAAAATATTATTCAATCAGGAGCAAGTGATAATACATTTGCAAGTAAAGTTTTATTAAATGGGAATACAGGTCCTACGTCAGGAACAGGTATTACAGATGCTACTGGCGAAGTTCATAAAAGCTGGGTAGAGCGATACGGAACTGTTATAAAAACAAGCATATTAATAGATGTTACTGGACTTAGACATAGTGCAGCTGGAGATATAATTGGTAATGATGGAACATCTAATCCTTGCCATATAGGTCAAATAACAACAGCTCTTAACGGCACTATATTTAGTGGTAGAATGACATGCTTAGAACAGCCTACTGTTCAAGACATGGATTTATACGCAGCTACAGAAGGCACTGGTGTTGAAGATGCAGCAATATCAACATTAACAGAAAAGCAAGTTATTAATGGTGGCGACCAAAGTTTAGGAACAACAACTATATTTGATAATGCAAATTTACCTGCAGGCAATGATTACCTTTATTTAGTTTGTCAAGGCTCTGGAGATGCTGATTATTCTGCAGGAAAATTTCTCATTGAATTATGGGGAACAGTGTAGTAAATTAGTTTAATTAAACAGGAGAAGTTATGGAATCTAGTTTTATGACATTTTTAACAGGTAACGCAGGCTTAATGGCTGGTGGAGGTGCTACTGGAATAGTATTGTGGGTACTAAAAAAAGTCCCTAATGAACATATCTGTTCTGTTGTAGAAACAACTTTTGAAACTTTAGGAAAAGCAATGACTTTAGGTCTTGGTAAATGGAAAGTTACAAAAGGACTTTGGAACTCAACAATAGAACCGTGGTTTATTGACCTTGTAGATAACTTTATGGGAGGTGCTGTAAGGGGCTTTATTAAAGGCTTAAGGTCTGATAAATAATGAAAGATAGGATGATAGTATTTGAGGATATGATTGAATCACATACTGGTGACATCCTATGCGACGTAGGCATTAATGAAAAATATAATGCTTTTAGAAATAGACCTAAGAAATGCCCTGAATGTCGTAGTTATTCAATAAGAGGCATAGAAATCTTAGGTGCGTATGACGGCCCCATTATATGGGGCTGTCTTGAATGTGGGAATCTGCTAAGAAGGTTTAGCATAAAGAGAACAGAGAAAATGCTTGAACAAGTTAAAGATACATTTACAAATCCAGATGATTGGGGATTTTTAGAGCGTTCAGAGTTCTCGTAGGAGAATAAATGAGTAAAGATAGAGGCGTTGTAAAACGTGTCGTTGTCACACCAGACAAACATGTTCCTCTACATGATGTTCTTGCTACTAGCGTAGTAAGACAGGCGATAGAAATAATTAAGCCTGATGTATACATTGACTTAGGTGACCTTGGCGAGTGGGGTAGCGTATCTCACTGGCAATGGAAAAGAAAGAAAAAACCTCCAGTTGAATATATCATACCGAAAGTAGAAGACGAAATAAAGTCTGTTAATAAGTTTTTAGATTTAATGGACAGTTCTTTAGATAAAGCAGGATGTAAAAAAAGACATATAACTGCTGGTAATCACGATGAATGGTTAGACCATTTTGTATCTGAGTACCCTTATTTAAGCCGATATGGCTTTAAAAAGGCAATAAAAGCAGATGAACGTGGGTATATATACCATAAACCAGGAGAATACCTTAAAATAGGCAAAATGTTTTTTTATCATGGCCACCACTTTGGAGGTCAATATCATACATCAAATCACCTAAGAAAGCTTGGGTGCAATATTATGTATGGGCATCATCATAGTTTGCAACAGGATTCTGTTACACATATGGATGGGCCTAAGTCTGCATGGTCATTGGGATGTCTTAAAGACATGTCTGATAAGAAAAACAAATGGCTAGGTGGTAGACAGCATAAATGGGCACACGCTTTTGGAGTAGTTGATTTTTATGCTAAAGGGAATTTTACTGTACATGTTGTACAAATAATAAATGGCCAAGCTTCCTTGTGGGGAGAGCTTATTAAAGGTAAGAAAAAATAATGGATAGTATAGCGCATGACAGAGAAAAAGTGGAGTCTTTTAAAATAGAGACTCCATTTGTTACTATAGAAAGCGATAGTGGCAATCATGCTACTGATATGATTTCTGTTATGGCAGCTATACTCGTTTTATTTATTTTTAAAAAAATATACTTTAATAGCTAATGGAAATGCTGCAAATAATAGAGCAGTATGGAGTCCCCATAGCTGTAGCAATAGCGTTCGGTTTCTTTATATGGAAACAGAATAAATTTATACAAGATACATTAATGCAAGAACTTGACGAAAGTTTTGGCAGATTAGAGGCAATTATTATTAAATTAATAGACGCGCAAAAGGTAGCATTAATGGAGCTTAAAGCGACAAAAGCGATGTTAGACACTATGATAAAAATAAATGAAGCAAACAAAAAGAGTTGCAAAGAATGTGGAAGGGAGTTAGATGGTTGATAAAATAGCCAAAGTCGTTTTAAAGCTTGTAATCAAGCAATTTAAGCTAGATAAGCTTGAAATGGTATATAAGTATGTATTTGAAGATAATGAGCTAGATAAGGCTGTTAAAGCTAATACAGAAGAAATAGAAAAAATTAAACTTAGAATGTTGACTGGACACGCTCCAGTTAAAGAAAAGAAATGGTACGATAAATAATGCCGAAAAGATTAATAGAAATAAATAAATTTACAGGAGGAATAGTAAGTACTCCATCTGCAACAGATACTGATGAACAATCTGCAAAGTATTCATCTAATATAGACCCACAAACATCTGATGGGAGATTGCAAGGAATAGATAAGGACAAAGTATTAAGCACATCTGGTTTTGCTTCTAGTTCTGGAATTACTGTTCAGTACGTAAAAGAGATGATTACTATATCAGATAGAATTAGTAAAGATACGACTAATTTAGTAATAGGTAAATCAGCATCTAGCACATCTAATGTTATAGACACTATTTCAATAGTAGAAAATTTATACGGGAATAGTATTAGCATTACTGATTTCCCAGATATAGAATCTGATATCGGGGAATTTAATTTTGTTTCCTCTGATGACCGCGTACATATTGGCTTAGGCAGTGGAGAGTCTAAAAAGCCAAAAGTAATAATGAGGCCTTATGGCAAGTCTATTACAGGGACTAAAAGCACAGATTATAATGTTTTTGATGCAGAATTAGCTCCACCATCAAGTGAAGATTTTACAGGAATGTTTTCTGAAATGATGATGTTTCCTATACATGGCATTAATACTGCTTTAGCAAAAGATGATACTGCGAATGGAGGGGCAGATGTTCTGTTTCCTGATTATGATTTTGCATTACCCGCTAATAATAGTAGCGGTACATTACATGCTTACATAGCAGCAAATTCTGTAAAAATAGGTCAAATTTTAAAATTAGATTCTAGTCATAGCCATGATTTTAGTGATAGCGCACTATTAAATTGGAAAAAATATGATTACAATCAACATTCGTCAGGAGCATTAGCTAATAATGATTTATTTATGTATTGTGGGGATACGCCAGAAGGAGCTCCAATATTAAGATTTGTAGGAAATTATACAAGCCAAACTCCAGCGTTTGCTTATGCAATTAAAAAAGATAGTTCTTCTTTATATAAAATTAGCTTAACAACTGAAACAGATGCAAACGCATTTCAAACAGGAAATATAGAAATTTCAAATGGAACTAGCCTTATCCCTATTCCGCGTCAAACATCTAGAATTACATCATTTGATTTATTAAATAAAGACAGATATTCTGGCGATGCTATTAGCTCTATATCGCAATGTGCTAGTCCAGTAATATATAACTCTATTGGATTGGCAAATGCTGGAACAAGTCCATATGTAGAAGATAGTAATTTGTTTTATAAAAATGGTTACATGAAAATACTTTATAGACACGGAGTATTTTATGTTGCAAGTTTAAATTCAAGAGATACGATATATAGATTAAATGCAATAGATTTTTATGAACTATCTTCTGTTGGAGTGCAAATAGAAGATATGACTTTAGATTTTACTAGAATCCCAGACCAATTACATGCAGAAGATGGAAAGGGAATGATTAGAAGAACCATTGAAGACCAACTGTATAATGGAGAGCATGACCCAAAAACACATGATGTAGAAGGATGGTCAAATATCCCTAGCAACGCATCTATCATTGGTATGTGCGAAACATTTGATTGTGGAGATATAAATTTAATACAAACAGCAACTGAAGCTGTTGGTGGAGATATTGGAACTCATGAAGCATATAAAATAACTACAGTTAATCAATCTAGATTAACATCTGGAGATATTGTAAGATTTGCAGGAATGGCAATAGAAGACGATACTAATATTAGTGGTCATGATAATAATGATAATTTTAATATCGCAGAACCATATACAGTTAGTGTGTGTGATGATGGAGATGCGTTTTGGATTGACACTGCTAGTGACACAAAAGTTCCAAAATTAAGTGAAAATAATAATAGAAAGGCTAAATGGTGGAACTCTAAACTTTGGATATTGTATGGTAAAAAATCATCCTCAGCTTCATTTAATAGCTGGGATTTGTTTTTATATAATACTAACACAACAGAAGTTTCTTCGGGCAGATTAATGTATATGGCAGATAGAACTCCACCATATCAACAAGCAAGATATCATACAGTAAGTAGAAGAATTGGTAATGATAATGCTAAAATGTGGTATCCTGGTCAATTTGCATTTATTAAAAACGACCAAGACCCTCAAGGAGGTTCAGGTACTTCTGAAGATTTAAATGGCTTAGGTACTGCGCAAGTTTGGAATTGCGGGTCAGATTTGTCTGGAGCTCAATATGAGGGAACAGCTGGAGATTCTAACCCTTGTGAATGGGGAATATACGATAAAGCAGGAAGATGGGCTTCTAATGGAGTTGAGAGAGTTACACCTACAAGTACTGAGGATTATAGTAATAAACCTATAGATTGGGTAGGTGGATATAACGGACCAGGCAAAGGCGACATAACTGGTAATTTAATTTTTGGGAATAATATTGGATGGAGCGTAGATAGCCCTAGGCAAGTAATGCCTACAAATAATTCTTTACATCCTCTAGTGCCTTACTCTGCTTTATATAATGGGAATATGGCTTATCCTGGACACAGTTCAAATTATCCAACTACCTTTAATGAAGTTTCGCATGAATCTGATGTTAGTAACTCTAAATATCATAATAGGCCTAAGCATGCAGTAACTTTTATTGGGAAAGTAAAAGGTGATTTTATTGTTCAGCCAGGAATGCTTCATAGAAAAGGACTAGGCACTAGTGTATATGATTACGCACAGCAAGATAAACTTGATATGAATAGAACTTTTGAAGTAATGGGCTCTGATTATGAAAGAATAAAAACTTATAATAATGACTATACATTGTTTACTATCGATGATTATAGTGGACATAGAGGTTCTGTTAAATATGAACAAGGTTCTAATGCATTAAATTTAACTACCCCAATAGAAGGAGATGGTTCACTAACTGATGGTCAGTATAGTGTAAGCATAAGAGCGCCTAAGGGGGGAATAGAATTATCTAGGCCTAATTTTGGAGGGCCTGAAATAGAGCCGCCAATGTACTTAGGTACGTCTATAGTAGAAAATAACATACAAGTTGGCTCTCATAGTAGTGTAAATGGAGGCGCTTATGATACTAGCACTACAGCTACTACTACAGCTACAGATAAAGGATGGGATGGATATACTCCGCCTTATCTATTTAATCCAGGGTCTGGTTACTATGTTTACATTAATAGGTCATGGCAAAATATGACAAATTATTCTGGTAGCAATTTTGAAGGATGGAGTGAGGCTGATGCAGAAAGTGCTTGGGGATTTCAAATACTTTCTCGCAATGAAGCTTTAAAAGGAAATCATAAAAATAGATTTAATAATTTTAGTAGCACAGCATTATCAGATAATGTCGAATCGTGGACAGGATGGAGTGGTGATAGTGACTATAGTTTAAACGACCACGATTGGTTAGACCGCTGGTTACAACGAAGTAGATTTGAACTTCCTACAACCGATACTTTTAGAACTCCTTACAATACAATGCCTAGTAATATGCAAGCAATTTGTACGATGCATAAGATAGCAATATCAGATATGGGTGAAATTACTAGTATATTTCCTTTTGTTTTAAATAGTAATGTGGACACTAGTAATCATTCAAATTATGATTTTTGTGCAGGATATTTATGCGCAACTAGCAGGCAAGGCACTCAAGGGTCTGGAGCTTTAGTTTTAAGGACTAATTTTGATTATATTTGGGATTTAATTTCTGATAAAAGTCAAGATAGTACTTACCATAGAGAAATGTGGCATAATGGTCTTTTAACTAGCCGTCTGCAATATGGTAATGATGCTATGTTTGGAGGCACTGATACTTCTCAATCAGTAAATTATAGAGGAACCCATGGAGCAGAGGTTATAAACATATCTAATTTAGATACAGTATACAATCCTAATGGCACTATAATTGATAATTTGCAGATGAAACAAGCTGGATTAGATAAATATGACAGTATAGTTACTGGAGCTCAACTTTTACTTGCTCCTTTTAATCCATTAGCAAATCACAGCAAAGATTCTCTTGCTAATGCAGATTATCATTGGTTTATTAATGCAAATGCACAGAATAGTTCTAGTATATATTTTGGAACTAATACTCATTCTTATCTTAGAGAAGAAGGCTCTACTTATACTGAAGATTTAAATAGCACTTTTTTTAGTGCATCTGATGCCGAAGGAGATAGTGGGCAATTATTTAGCGCATCTAATGATAGTGAAATACTTACTACATTAAATACTTATATTAATTTTACAAATTCTGAAGAAGGCACTGAAGGCAATTTAGAAGAAGGGACATATTATTATAAATTAGCGTATGAGTACGATAATCAATACGAATCTACCTTAACAAAAGAATCTGTAAGCCATCCTTTAACTGTATCTACAACAGATGGAACTAAAAGATATGAATATATTAATGTAAATATTGCTATTCCAGAAGATATTGTCAATGCAATGTCAGATAGAATTACAGGAATTGTAGTATATAGAAAATATGAAGGCGGAATAGATGTAGAGTATAGTAAAGTTGGCGTAATTAGTTTTGAAAGTAGCTGGATATACAATAGTGATTCAAAATCTTATAATTTTACAATTCAAGATAAAGGAGTTTTACAAGCAACATATTTTGCCAATAATGGTATAGATGCAAGTATCGAAGACGCTTCATTAAACTACGGATTATCATGTGCTCATCAAGGATATTTATTTGTATCTCGAGCTTCACACCCTGAATTAGGTAACGTCAAGCATTATATATTTAGGTCTCAACCTGATAATTTTTATGCATTTAATTGGACAGAAGATTTTGTTATTATGCCAGAAACTCCAATTTGTATGACTAGTTTTAACAGTAGACTTTATGTGTGGGGTGAAAATAATTTATACAAAATAGACCCTTACAGCTTGTTAGTAGAAGATAGTTATCAAGGATTTAGCGTGTCTAGCAAAGATTCTTTTGTTAAAACAGAATATGGTCTTTGTTTTATAGATTCGAATAATGTTTATCTACATGATGGTAATAAACCAGTTACTATAGGCGACCCTATATTATACTCTTCTAATGATTCTGTTGTTTATAATACTACTAATACAGATGGATTTATAAAATTAGAGCAAGGATATAGAGAGTTAATTCAATCTACATTAGCTAATGGTCACAAACCACATGTGTCATATTCTGGTAAACACAATAGCTTTTTAATACACTTATCTAATTCAGCTGGAGAAGGAAAAGTATTTGCATTTAATGTAACAAAAAGAAGATGGGATTTATGGGATGCTCCAGCGCCACATGCTGTAACTTTTTCTAAAGATTCTGATATATTAATAGCAGATAACACTAATATACATAATTACTTAAAATTAGAATCTGATGAATGGGTAAATTATAACAGAAGAAGTTGGGATTGGTTTAGTAAAGATATTAACTTTGGTGCCGATACTCAAGATAAAGTATTTAGAAGTATAAAATTCTTAGGTACTCCTAGCATATATAGTCTTGAAGATATTCCAATAGAATATGACTCAACTAATAAAAATGATATTGTATCTGTTCAAGCGTATGTAGATGGAGACTTAGTAAAGTTATTAGTCAAAGAACGATTTTATGAAACATTAAATTTAGGCGGAGTAAAACTTGAAGCTGATATAAATGCCGAGCAAACATCTCTTACTATGATAACTGATATTAAGCCATATACTTCTTCTGGAGCAGATACTGCAGATAACACTAAAAGATATCAATCATTCATTAAAGAAGGCCATATAATTAAAGTAGATGATGAATTAATGTTTGTTAGTACTTCTCTTAAAGTCGACACTGCAAGATATAATTATGTAGATGTGACTAGAGGTATTATGGGTACTACGGCAGCAAGTCATAGTGCAAATGCTTTAATATACGTTGTTTCTCCAGTATTAAAGTTTCCAGCAGGAACCAAAGGAAAGAATTTAAGTCTTAGATTACGCGGACAAAAAGGATACATTGACTCTATAGGAGTAGTATATAAACCAAAAAGCATTAAATAATGGCTAAAAGACGCCTTACACGAAAGAAAGTTAATGACCCTATAGTAGATAATGCTTTACGAGATATCTACGATAAAATAGACGGTTTAATGCCTGAAACAGATGGCAAGCCATCTAAAAGACCCCCACGAGCAGGAGATACTCAAGTAGTAACAACTGATGATGGTATTGTTACTGATATTATATATGACGGTAAACAATGGCTTGTCAATGTAAATGGAAACTTTCACCCTGCTGTTAATTCTAATGGATATAATACAGGAGAAGGCACTAAAGGTTGGAGTAAAAAACCTATTGCTGGGGAATCTGTTAAATATGATAGTAATGCTGCAGTCCCTATTGTTAATAAAAAAGGACAAAATATTGACATTATTAACAACGATGGTAACTTAGCAATTGACTCTAATATAGTTATAGGAAAAGGTGACTCTGCAGGAAAGATTACATCTAAAGGCGACCAAGACTTAATTTTAGATACAGGTAGTACAAATACAGGTAGTATTACTATTACAGATGGGGATAATGGGAATATTGCAATTAATGCTCATGGTACTGGTAAAATAAGTGTCGATGGAGATGTTGATTTATCGTCTGGGAGTAAATTTAAAATCAATGGAACAGATTTAGCAGCATCTGACATTGGAGGGATTACTACAGACTCATCTGATACATTGACAAATAAAAACATAGATTCTGATAATAATACAATTACAAATATAGTTAATGCAGATATAAAATCTGGAGCTGCAATTGATACTAACAAAATAAGTGGCAGTGTAACTGATATAGTTAGTAATGGGCTTGGCGATTTAGCTGTAAAAGATACTATTAATAATGATGATTGGTCAGGAACAAAATTATCAAGTGGCAATATAGCAAGTGCTAATACATGGAACTCTAAAAATAGAATTTTTAAACAAGACGACCCGCCAACATCCTTAGCTGTTGGAGATATTTGGCTTGATACTAATGATGATAATAAATTATATGTAGCTGCAGCAGCAGGAGCTAATGAAATAGCAGCAGATGAATGGGTATTACATAAAACATACGCAGCTAAAACTGAAGCGTTAGCTAGTGCTGTTAATATAGGTGGAGTGTCTTTTGATGGAAGTATTAGTATAGATTTACCTGGAGTTAATACAACGGGCAATCAAAATACCAGTGGAACTGCAGCTAAAGCTACTGGTATTGATACAAACTCTAATGGATTTGTAAAAACTGGCAGTGGAGATGGAACTGTTTCTATTAGTGCAAATGTAGATTTAACAAGTGATGTGACTGGGAATTTACCAGATGGAAATATAGCAAGTGCTACTACATGGAATGGTAAATTAGATAAAGCAGGAACAATAGCTAATGGTGATTTTGCTCAATTTGATTCAAATGGAGATTTAGCAGGTAAAGACGCGGATGAAACTAAGACAGCATTATCTTTACAAAATGTTACCAATGAATCTAAAGCAACAATGTTTGCTGACCCTATATTTACTGGAACAAGTAAAATTAATAACAACGCTTCAAATACTATGAAATTTTATCCTGACGATACCGATGAAATTATGAAAGTTGATATTGTAGGAGGATTAAAAAGCACTGTATTAAGATTTATGTCAGGAGCTACTCCTCATTGGCAATGCGGCTTTGACCCTGAAGATAGTGATGATATTTTTAAAATTAATGCAGGCACATCGTTAGCTGACCCTAGTGATTTTGAATTATCACAAGGTGGAAATTTAGTATTACAAGGTACGATAACTCCTACTGGAATTGTTTTAGGTACACATACAATAAGTGATGTTGATGTTGGCTCTGAATTTAATGACGTAGATGACCATTTAATGTCTTCTGGTGCAATTAAAGAAAAAATTGAAAGTTATAATTATCTATCGGGCACTATTGATATTTCATCTGGTACAAATTTAGTAGCTGGAACAAATATATCATTATCTGGTGATACTTTAAATGTTGATGATGTATTTATTACAAATAATGCTGACGATATTATGCAAGGCACTTTAACTATAGATAAAAACTATGCATTAGATGCTACTACAACTATAAATGGTTTAGATATTGATATTGATGAAACAGGGGCTATGGCAGCAACAAGAGTATTAACTACTCACGGAATTTTTATGGATATAGATAGTTCGTCTCCTACCCATGACTCTGGAAGTGGTATTAATACATTTGGAGCTAAATTTAATTTAACAACAAATACGACTACAGCTACAAGCGCTCAAACTGGTCTCCATATGACAATATTAGGTGGAGATGCTGCTGAATCAACTGGTATGTATATAAATAATTTAGATGGTGGTACAGATATAAAGTTAGTGAGCTCTGCCGACACTGGTGATTATTGCAGTATATCGACTACTACGCATGGAGCTACTACAATATTTACTGACGATGATGATGGAAATGCTGGTAGTTTAACTTTAGATATTGATGGAGATATAATACTTGATTCTCATACAGGAATAACTCGTTTTAGAGATGGAGGCGATACTAATGATGCATTTCAAATAACGGTAGTTGGTGGCACAGGAGCAACTACATTAGAAACTCTTAGTGAAGCAACAGATGGACATTTAACATTAGATGTAGATGGAGATATAGAACTTAATGCTGATGGCGGAGACATAGTATTTAAAGACGATACTGCTCCATTAGCTACAATTAATTCTGATGGTTTAACTATTAGATATGATGGTAGTTCTCATGCTGTGTTAAACTCTGTTAATGGGGCTGGAGATTTTACTATTTCTACTGTAGGTAATATATTAGGTACAGGCGTAACTAATGAATTAACTTTAAAAAATGGAACAGGGGCAGATGACCAATATGCTGTATTTGGGAATGGTAGTGAAGCCGTAGTATTAACAAGTAAAAGCACTCAAGATATAAGACTAAATACTAATTCAGGAACTAATTCTGGATTTATTCATATAACAGATGGTTCAAATGGATTAATAACTATACAGCCAGATGGTACTGGAACTTTATTATTAGGAGCTACTGCAGGTTCTGTTCAATTTGCTACTAATACATTTTTAGATGCTAACGGAAATTCATTATTTGGCACAGCTGTAGCTTCAAGTGCTGTTAATAATATAGAATTAGGAAATGCAGCTACGGGTAACCCTGCAACATTAAAAGCTACGGGAACAGATACCAATGTACCGCTTACAGTTTCTACTAAAGGTACAGGTAATATTACTTTAGATGGCGGTGGAGATATTGAGTTAAATGCTGATGGTGGCAATATTACATTTAAAGATGATACTACAGATTTGCTTACAATACAAACTGATGAAATAAAAACAGAATCTCCTTTTAAAGTAAAAGAATCAGCAGCTGCGGTATCTGATACAGCAGCATATGGTCAAATATGGATTAAGAATAGTGCACCAAACGAGCTTGCGTTTACAGATGATGCTGGCACTGATATTATCGGTGTGGGCAAATATATGTATGATATTCAATACGTTGGGTATTACTCTACATCAGCTGCTGCATCATACCTCCCAATAAATGGATATATATTTGAACAAACAAGTACGTCAGGAAGAAATGAATATATTGCTTTTGTAGCACCTTATAATGGGACATTAGAAAAAATTATGTGGAGAAGTGAAATT